ATGTACCAGTAGCATTGCTGAATACAGCACCTGCTGGCTGTGAAGTCCAAGCATAGGTGTTGTTATTAGCCAGTGCTCCAGAAACTGAAACTGTAAATGCTTCTGCTACATCTGTATCGAAGTCAGATGCACCAGAAATAAGTGCTGTTCCAATTGTAGTATCGATACCAGGATAAGGACCTGATGTGGGTTGATATCCATCTCCTACAAGGAAGTCTGGGTTAGCGGGAGGTACGTTTCCATCCCATAGATCAACAGGATCATTTTGTGAAGGTGGATTTGTAACATCCCCTGCCCAAATGATTTCATCCCAATATTTTGTCTTATCTTTGCTCTTAAAGTGGCGGTACACCCACCCACGATCAGAGAGATAAATGTTATCTTTGTCGGCTACATCAGACTTGTCAGGATAGTTTCCTGTTGCTTGGGTCTGGAAGCCAGGGTCATCACCCCTCCAAACTGGACTTGCCATAACTCTACTTAAGTGTATTTCAGTTATTTATAAACTTACTTTAGTGAGAGGGCCTTGTCCTCTAGATTTCGTAGGTACTGATTGATTTTATCCAGGTACCCTCTATTTCTTAATTCTTTAAACACCAGATTCTCTGGCGCATATTCACCACTCTTCTCAATGGCGCCAGCTCTCATACCTCTGAGACGATTCTTTACCTTCTTTAAAGAATCAATATCATCTGTTTTTGAATCAATTAGAGAGTCTATAAGACTCATGAAGTCTTGGGTTTTCCTTTTAACCTCTGGATGGGAGGCGGAACATTTGTGTTGAGTTGGCTCTTGGAGCCATTTTCCAGATTTGAGAGAATAGATTCCCTGATCTTTTCTGAAGGGATCTCGTTGATCCTGCGCATATAACTCAACAGGGTGTCCCTTGACTCTAATGTCATGGGTAAGTGCCCACAGCTGTTTCTTCGATTGTAAATAATCATCCAACAGCCCTTGGCAGTCAATCTCCTCCTTATCGACTATCAGGTGGAGGTCTATATCAGATTGATCTGTATAGTTATAATTTGCGTTTCCGCCAACGACTACTACATCTTTGATTGCTTTTGAGGGAATGTTAGCAAAGGTTGCCCATTCTTTCCCTATCTTATCTAGGGATCTGTAAACTTCTGCGTCGATTTTCTTATCTTTCCAGAGTTTAGGATTTAGTGTCTCGTGAGATTGCGTAGTGAGCTTAAGCTCCTTTAATAAAGATCTCATCAGCCTGAATAGTTTTTAGGTGCTTTGCCTGTCATAGCAGCTGATCCAGCTTTAATGCCAGCTTCCTCTGGTGTTGCTGGAGTAGTTGCTTTCTTTTTATTAGCCTTTCTTGCTTTCCTAATACCTTTTTGTCTTTTCCTATCATCTTCTATGGCTTGATTTTTAAGTTCTTGGTTTAAATCACTACGGGTTTCTTGTAGGGTTACAGCTTCACCAATAGACTGTCCTCTCAAACCAGCAGCCATCTTACTCATCTTCTCCTTCTCTGCTGCTGCTTTAATCTGAGCCTCTGCTTCCTTCTGCTTAAATTGGGTAGAAGGCATAATTTCCACATAGGGGTGGTTATCCTCCTGTTCTTGCTCCTGTCCCATCTGAGGCAGTCCTGGTTGAGCTTGTTCATTGCCCAAATTTTCATTCACTTTCACTTTGCGCTTATTTGATCCGTGATTCTTCGTATCTCCACCAGACATACCTGCTCTCATTGCAGATCCAACTACACTTGCTGCCTGGCTTGCTGCCTTTGCTCCTGTAATAAGCGCGTTAGCAGCACCGGCAATAGGATTAATATTTGGCATCTCTTCTGCTAAGTTTAAATCTTCTTTCCAATCAGACTTCTGTTCTTCTCTAAGTCTAAGGATTTCCTTTTGTGTTCTAAGAGATCTTAAATATTCCTCATTGGTACCGATTATATCTCTACCTACTTCTCCTGATTCAGTAGGTTTTACTTTCTGAGACCTTTGTTTTAACTGTCCAGTGGTACCCTTTTGTGAGCTCAGTGCTTGTGCATCTCCACTCTCAAGAGCATCTGCTTCTGCCTTTTGTACAGGAGCACTAGCTGCTTCGTTAAGCTTTAGTTTAGAGAAATTCATTCTGTTTTCACTTTATGGTTATTTAGAGTAGACATTATGTATGAACTCTTTAAACATGATACCATCTTCAGTCACACAAATCAGATGGTTAGCTCCTCTCCTGTGGACTGTTCCCATTAAACCACTATAAAGAGATTCCACTACTTCTCCCAGTCTGTAGATTTTATCTGTAGCATAAAGCTCCCTTACATCTACCTCTTCATTCTTCTGTCCAAATAATCTAACAGCATCAAATAGTTCTTTTGGATCAAATCCTTTTTCATTCACCTGGATCATTTCTTTGAATGATTCCAAGTCATTACCTTGAGCAAAGTTTCTTAGCTTAGAGGCAGACAATCCAGCAATAGGATCTTCTGGATCTTCAGCTCTATCTCCAGCTGAATGTGAGTAGATGTTGTCAAAGTTGTACAGCTGTCCATTATATTTTCTTAGAAGATCTTCCATCCCTTGCTTTCTATCCTCTCCTCCTACAAAGTGAAGGTTCTTATATCCTTCTTTGTGACCTTTGGAAGCTGTATCAAGAATAGTCCTTACATTTTCATCCTTATCCCATTTCTGAGCATGTTTAGGGAACATCTGCTCCATAAACTTAATCTTCATCTGCCAGGGTAGAGGGTTCTTTTTAGGATCCTGTGATTTGGAAGTATAAAACCTTTGATCAGCAGGAGCTTTATCTCCTACGTTATTTGCTAAGTCATGAGCTTGATCAAATGTTCGTCCGTGCCCAGCATGGGGGGGATTATGGCGACCAAAGGTTACCATAAGATCTTCAGACAACCGTTTAGGTTGGTTCATTTCTGAAGCAGAGGTTTCCGCTTGCTCGGAGAAGTGGTTAAAGGACTTCATATCCTGTTTTTGTTATTATTTATCAAAGAGACCAGATAGGGGTTCAGCAGTAACTGCTGGAGTAAGAGAAGCTTCTGTAAATTTCTTAATATCTCTGGTGGTTGGAGTTTCTATTCTATTTCTGGACTCATCCAGATACTTCCGAGATAGATCAAAGCCAATGTAATCATGCCCCAATAAGGTAGCAGCAACCCCTGTAGTGCCTGAACCATTATATGGGTCTAGTACAACTCCCTTTTCAGACATAACAGCCTGTATACACCTTGTAGGTAGGATAAGAGGATAAGGGGCAGGATGATCATTTTTCATATCAGGTCCAAACTTCCATACAGATGTCCAGTTAGCACATTCTCTTGGTAGTCTGGGATGCTTAGCACCTTTACATAGCCAGTAAATCCTTTCATCAGTCTGGATAAATCTATACCCTGAGATCTCTGGACCACTTCCTCTATTCCATACAATCTCTTCTCTGATGTGCCAATCTGTTTGAGTGAGCCATGCCCATGGAGAGATTGCCCCACCTTTATAATACCTTACCTTGTGGTTATAGAATAAGGAACCACCCTCAGTAGTCTTTTGATAAAGTGTATTGAGTAGTGCTACTTGTTGCCTTTGATACTCCTCTTCTGGTACAGTATCATCAAAGGTATCATATTCAATCTTTCTAAACAATCCACCACCCTGTCCACACTTATTATAAGGTGGAGACGTGACGGTACAATCTATGGAGTTATCTTCCAACTCCCTAGCAAGCTCAAGGCAACAGCCTTGTCTTAGGTCTATCATTGGGTCTCCCTTAGGTTCTCTTTTATTGTAGCACAGAACTACTGGATTTTCAAGAAAGGTCCTAGCTTGTTTTGATTGTCCACATTCACCTTACCAGCACCATAGTACATTTGTGCTAATAGTTCACCAAGTTTACCTTGCTTCTTAGCATTCTGAACAGCTCTCATGATTTTCATTTGCCGTAACTTGGTTCTTACACCCTTTTTATACTTCTCATTGTGCTTTTTCTCTCCATGTCCACCAGTATTAGCCATAGTTAATGCTCTTTTAAAGTATTCTTCTGGCTCCACTTCTTCTCCATCCCAGTTTAGTCCAGCACCAAAACCAAACTCTCCATCAGCATCATCCTTTAGTTGTTTATATTCTTCAGCATAATGTTTCATATCATCTTCTGTAAAGCCGTCATTACCCATTCCCATTCTTTCACCGAAGTTTGATCCTCCGAATTGTGTAATCAATCTTTCCATCACTGGAGCAGGAACACCACCTCCTCTAGCATTTGCTCTGGAATATCCTCCATCCTCTTTATCAATCAATTCCGCAATCTCATTAGGATCTGAGATCATACTACCTACCTTATTTTCAATTCTAAACTTCTTCTCCTTATTGCCTATTTTGAATCTAGGATCCATCATTAGGGAATGAGTACCAAAGCCCAGATTGCCCTCTTTATCTGGACTAATCCCCATTTCAGTACGAGGACTCTGACCATCCATAAATCCACCTTCAATGAGCCTAGGTTCTCCATTCTCATCATAGAAGATTTCATCCTGGTTCATATTAAAGGCTCCAATTTGAGGAGCAACTCCTTTTTCTACATCACCTTGCTTAAGGCTAATAGGAAGAAACGCACCATTCTGAGCAAGATCTTTCAGATAGGTATTAATAACTGCTGGGCCAAGTTCAGGATTACTATCAGCAAATTGTGCTTGTAATCTTGAGATTGTATTCATAATTTCTTCTCTTTTGCTACCTCTGATTAGTGAGATATCAGCAGGATTCCAGCTATCCTTACTCTTACCATAGACAGCCCTTTGGTCATCAGTAAATCCATCCCAAATGTCTCTCATAGTATTATGTTGCTGTTCTTTTGGAATGTAGTTTGAATCTCCTTCACCATACCTTTCATACATCCAATCTTCATCAATCTCATCCTCTCCTAGTCCCATATATTCTTTCATAGCAGCAGCTTGACCTAGATGGTTTTCATACCATTTCTTGTCTAGGGATGATTTATCAGTAGTCATTGCTGGATTATTATTAGCAAGCTGCTGGAATAGATCTAGATTAGCACCCGCACCAGTTTTAGCTCCTTTCTGGAGAGCATGGTATATGCTTAGAAGGGTACCATCCTCTTGTCTTTCTACAGGACTCTTTGCTACCTCAATGTTTTTAGGATCTAATGCCTGTGCTCTTCTTGCTCTTTGTTTTTCCAAGCCTGCTGATACTCCATCAGGCTGAGTCTTAGCTAATGCTCTTTCTATAGCTGGATCATCACCAGAAACCTTTACTTGCCGTTCTTGGTCTTTTACATTCTCTGGATCAACAGCAGGATCATTATCTCCTGATAAGTTTGCATGGTGTGCTGCTCTCTTAGCATCACCTGCTTTTCCCTTAGCTCTAGGTTCTGCTCTTTTTGCAAAAGCTCTATAGTTATCCAAAGGCTTATTTGGTTCTTCTAATTCTTCTGCAAAACCACCTGCATCTATTTCTACTCCTACCTCCTCTTCTTCTGGTGTAGGCATCAATTTTTCCAGCTGTCTTTTCAGGAAGTCATCTTTATACATCTGTTTTGACTTCTTATTCATAAGAGCAGCCATACCTGCTGGTAGTTTAGCAGGTGTTGCATCTGGGATAGCAGCAATTTCTTCTGGTGACTCAGCTTGTGCTGGTGGTACAATCATCATACCCGTGACTGGGTTTCTCCATGAAGGCTGAGCATTAACAATCTGTGGACCATCTGCGCCATCTGCTACTACACCACCACTTCCACGTGGATCATAGTACACTAGTTCTCCATTAACTGTTCTTGCTACCGTATTTCCATCCTGATCAGTATAACCACCATGACCATCACTAATTAACCCCTGAGAAGCTGCTTTCTCAGCTGGTGTTTGGAGTCCAGTGCCTGTAGGATTACCTGAATCTGTAGCTCCAGCAGGAGAGATAGGAGCTTCCTTTAAGAAGGAAGAAAGAGATTTCTTCTCTTCTGTTCTAATTCCTCTACTCCAATTGGCCCAACGTGATTTAGTCATAGGTATGCAGCTAGGATTTTAGCATTATTAGAGACATCCCCTTCTTTAGCAAGATCCTGTGCCTTTTTTCTCATCTTGTCTGATCCTTTACGATCATCCTTACGAGTATTCTTATACTGAGACATTATAGCAATGTATTGCTTATCATCAGCACCTTCTTTACTCTTGGTGGCATGAGGTTTTTTCTTTTCCTCTTCCTGTATAGAAAGAAAGCTGTCTAGGTTCTTCATAGGTATATCCCTCTTTTGATATTTAGTCGTCTGATTCTATATCTAAACCTTTCCAGGGAATGGGAGGTTTACCTAACATCTGCATTAGATTATTAGCTCTCTTCCAAGTATCCAAATCACCTTCTGGAATCTCATCAACCAGTTTACCATGAGCTTTAGACATTCTATCTTTTAAGTTGGGTGGTTTATACCCATCAACACCTTCATAGAACATACTAATCAAATCTCTTACGCCATCTTCATCCTGCAGGAATGGAAATCTTTCTCTTAGCTCATCTAGTTGAGTATCACTTTGTCTAATGCCACCAGTTAGGAAGTCTTCCACTTCAGATGGATCATCTTCAGGATTTAACTGATCAAGTAGATGCTCTCTTAGTCTTCCATGATTTCTTTCTATTCTATCACGTAGTCCTTGTGGTATTCTATCCATCCATCCATGATCTGATAGTTGATAATCACCTTCATCCTGATCACCGAGTCCACCCATAGCTTCCATAAGAGCACTGATAGGATTAGCCTTAGCTAATCCTAAATCTAACATACTTACATTACCATCATCATCCCTTAAAATATTTCCTCCATGCATATCATTATGAGACAAGCCAGCCATATGCATATCTCTTCTTAGTCTATGGATTTTATCTGCTAGATCCGTATCCTGATCTTCATCTAGTTCTCCATCCCAATCAAAGAGTGGACGCCCTTCAGCTTTACTCATAGCAAACACACCACGAGCAGTAGGAAATCTTTTATCAAAGTCACTCTTATCATCTGGGTTCCAATAGGCTGATTGATTAGGTCCCATTTTCAATCTTTTAGCGCCACCAGGATTATTCATTTCACTGGACTTGTGTTTAAATGGTTCAGTAAACTCAGCATTCAATAGAGTAGGAAACCTATCATGGTCTTTCAACATTGCTAGAGCTTTAAGTTCATCTACTCCAATGTCTCCTTCTTTGATAACTGATTTCCCATCTTTACCCATATTAACTTCACCAAATGCCCCCGAAGCCATGTAATCACCTTTTCCTTTTAAATCAAAGTCGGGTTGACTAAGGAAACCAGATCCCTGGAGAGTTTTATTCATCTCCTTTACTTTCTGTTTATCTTTTACCCTAGAAGGAACTCTATATGCAGCATCGTTGGCTATTTGTGCCCTTTGACGATCATCACCACCATAGTCTGGTGCTCCTGCCTTTGAAAGATGATCTAGTTCTGCTTCTCTATCCTTTGTCTTTAATGGTGCTAATGCTTTTTGTACTCTTCTTTCAGTTTCTCCTCCATCAGAGGGAAGTTTAATCTTTCCCCTGACCCTATCCATCATAGTCCTTTGACCTGTATAATCTTTTTCTTCTTCCTCCTGCACTCCTACCAACTCTTCCATTACAGCTTTAAGTTGATCAAAGGTAATGTTAGTAAAGTTACTACCTTGTGGGCCAGCAAGCCATTTAATGTTATTAGGAGTACCAACATAGGAATCTTCAGGCACTTCTGCTGGTGGCTCAGCACTATTCACGCAGGTGCTCCCATCAGGACCTGGCTCCCATTCTAAAGTGGCTGGTACCTGCTCCTTCCCAGGCTCAGGAGCCCCTCCTACCATTGATCCAGGAGTCACTGGGGGCAAGCCCATGGCTGTCCTAACGCCAGGCATCTGTCCAGCCTGGGTCATCTGAGCTGATGTGCTCATATTGGGCACTACTTCACCAGTATTGCCACCAGCTACTTTCTCTGCCTTCTCTGCTTCCTGCTCAAGATCAACTGGTTGTAGAACATCTCCAACAGTTTTATGAGTGGTCTTGCCGCTGGAATCTACCCAATAGCCAAAGCCTTTATACTTAAGGCCCATTGCAATAGCTTCTTTATGAGCCTTTTCCCCTTTTACTTCATTGAGAAGAGTATTTAAACGTTTCATTTAGGCATCTCTCCTGCATCTCCTGGGCGTTGATCAGTGGGAGGTTCTTCCCATGCATAACCACCATCATAACCACTATTTCCCCATACTCTAAAGGCAGGGCTTCCATTAGCAGGCATTGGTCCCCCTTTACCTGATACACTATCCTTTTGTGTCTTAGGGACACATCTCATAGTAGTATTATCCCATTTATATCCCTTTGGGCATGAGGGCATTTCTCCTTCTACCTGATATAGTGGAGAAGTGGTTGCTTCAATATATTCAGAATAATTCATCGAGTCTACTACTTTATTCTTATTTATCCTGGTACTTTTTTCTTCTCCCACTGCTTAGGTAGGGTGAAGTTAAGCTTACTAAATTCTAATCTATCCACTAACTTGGTTACCTTATTGCCTTTTATAGCAACAAATCCTTCAGGACTTGTTACCTGAAAACCTTTACCTGTATTAACAAAGGTTTTGAGTTCTGATACCTTCTTCATTCTTTTTACTATAATCATCTTAGCAGCCATTATATTCATGTAGGTAGCAATCAGCATCTTCATTTGCTTCTCATGCTCTTCCATAAAAAGAAAGCTTTCTAGGTATTTTGCTGCTTTGTTTCCTTGTCCTCTTATGGTTCCAAGTTTCTTGATAGCTTTATCATACTGAGCACCTACAAATTTATAGAAATCCTGAGAAGCCATACTAACTGAAGGGATTGGTTGTCCTTCTTTTACATAGTTATTGAAGAACTGTAGGAGGAGAGTATCTATTGCTAGTGTCTTCTTACCAGTTTGTATTTTATTGAGAATACCTTTGCATTGGTTGACCGAACCTTCAGCCATCCTTATAGCAGAATCAAATTTAGCTCTCTCTGCTTGACTCAAACTGGCTACATTACCAACATCTTTAAATTCTACCTTTTGAGCCCATACGCTAGGACTGCTTCTAAAAGCTGAATCATTGATTTGATAGGAAGCAGTCATGGTTGCTAAGGTAGCACCTTGATACGAGTTAACGAATACAATACCTAAAGATGCTTTCTCTATCTGCTTACCTAATGGTGTAGCTGGATTTACAGCATAGGTAATGGTATTAGGTGTCCAGGTGATTAACCTTTCACCTTTGATTGTTTCAGGTCTTTTATCACCAGGAGTGAACATCAAATCACCCTGCAATACCCCTTGGATATTACAGGATGGTAGGTATTTCAGACATTCACTCAGTTTCTTGGCGAGTCCACCATTATAATATCTTTGAACATCTGCTTGTGTCTTACATATCTTTGGCTCTTTAGCAAAGACACCTGTCTTATGTCCTACAAAGAACTTACCATCTGATGGATCTGTTCCACAAACTACAGCAGGTGCTCCATCAAATTTGGTTGTTACTTCTACGCCACCACCAGGATTTCCAGATAGAAAGTCAGCTACTCCTTTGAGTACTTCAATAGCTTCCTTCGCACCCTTAGTTCCATCTGTAAGAATACGATCTTCTACGTGGGTTATGTGGGTGTTGCGAGCCATTGGGTGATACCCTTTATTCTATATTTATTGTAGCACACAATGGCTCTGGTGTCTAGCCTCCGTCGGCAGCGCAGCCAACCATTGCTCCAGTAACAACTCCAAGAGGAATAGCCCAGATACGTCCTTCATCTCGTGAAGCAATAGCACCTACAGTACCACCAGCAATACCACCAACGATAGTACCTCCAATACAGGAGTTATCATCAGTGTGGCGACTGTGGTGATGATGCCTACGTCTGGGACGTGCTGCACCACTACAGGGGATTTCTTTTTGCTCTGTCCATCTTCTTACACGACCAGGGTTTCCTGCAGTACCTGGAATATAGCGTTCACGATAGACTTCTTTGTAGCAAGTCCTTTCATTTACACCAGAAACTCCTCTCCTCACCCTTCCTACATGGCTATGGGGGTGACGTCCTCTGTGAGCCAGGGATACTACTTCTTCAGGGTGGTGTGCCAATGCTGCTCCTGGAGCAGTGATAAGGGCAGCTAGGATAAGGGGGATAGTTTTCATAATGATTCTCCGTCAGTGGTATTTATGTTGCCATCCTCATCCTTCTTAAGGAATCCAAAGGCTTCTTCTTTCTTGTCAGCTCTTTTCTTGTGTGCTAGTTTAGCAACACTTTCCATAACCTTCAAGGTGTCTTCAATGCTTCCTCCTGAGTCCTTAATAGGTTGATTTACAATGTGAAAAAGAGGCAGGAACTGATCCATTGCCTCCTGCATTTCTTCTGGACTTAGTGGTTTATCACTCATAGGTCTCCCTCCTGCCTGTGTTCAGAGTACCAAGCATCAAATTGTCCACCAGGATACCTGGCTTCTAGCTTTTTAATGTTCTCACCAATAACCTCATCCATTGTGAGATCCAGAGCCATCAGACATTGGGTAAGATACCAACAGACATCTCCTAGCTCACGCTTAAGGTGAAACTTAGTTTCATCATCAAAGGGTTTCCCTTGGAATACCAACTTCTTCACAATCTCCATAATCTCACCACCTTCACTGTTGATACCAACAGCACCAGTCATAAGACGCTCAATATTTGCTCCTTTCCTATCAAGGTCTAGGAGTCTTTCAGTAAGAGCAAGAAAGTCTTTACTTTCATCTGATGTAACTGCATCAACAAACTCACGATACTTTGCGAGATCAATCTTTTTCTTAGTCATAATGAATTCAATTCATACTACAATGTTAGCACAGTTTAGGCTTTCTTTCTAGCCTTAAGGGGATAAGCACGTTTTCTAGCTGTTGGGGCATCCCCCTCTCCTTTCATAAATTCTTTGTAGTTCTTCCCATACTTCATACGGGCATCCCTAGTTTTAAACTCCTTTTCTTGCTTCTCCATCTTGGGACCTTCAGACCGCATAAAGTCCTCATAGTCTCTGCGGGCTTCTTGGTAAAAGAAATTATCCATAGTTCTATTTAGAATGTAAAGTCACCAAATGATTTAGAGGAGGAAAACTTAGGCTCAACCTCTACATTTAGAATGTCCTCTTGAGCAGACTGCTCTACATCAAATAATCTCATCTTAGCTCTATCTATTCCAACTACAAACTTCTTATAGGTTGTTAGATCATTGTATCTGTTTTTGAGTTGTTTGACCATAATCTGTCCCATCTCATCCAGCTCTTCGGTAGAAATAAGAGCAAACATAAAGTCGGCAGTAGCAGGTAGACCAAAAGACTCAGACGTATCTGTAAGATCAACATCAGAATTAGCAAATCCTCCACGGGTAGTTTGAGTTGCACTCATTACTGGGAGATTATACTTCACAGCAAGTCCACGCAACTCTTCAGCAATCGCTTTCACGACTGTATATGAGTTTACATTACTTCCTGCTTTGTATCTAGCACTTGTGCAGATATTAAGATAATCCACAAAGACAATATCAGGCTTGAATGCTTTCTTCATACTCAGCTCTTTAATCAGGGCATCGAAGTGTCCAGAATGAGCTGAGGCAGTAGGGTATTCTTTGATATAAAGTTGTCCCTGTGTTTTCTTTTGTATCCCCAGCACCTTTGTTTCAAACATAGGCTTGGGGATATCAATTATGTCTTGGAGGTTGGTGTTGAGGAGGTTTGAGTCAATTCGCTCAGCAATTCTCTCCTCCGCCATTTCAAGAGTGATGTAGAGAACGTTCTTCCCTTGCAGGAGGAGGGAGCTAGCCAATGAGCACATGAATAGACTCTTTCCGACGCCTGTACCAGCAAGAGCGATGTTGAGAGTTTTATTAGGGATGCCGCCCTTCGTAATTTTGTCAAAGTAAGATAATCCAAAGGAGAGCCTTTCTTCTTTGAGGTGATAGAAGTCATATCGTTCGTTATAGTCCTGTAGGTAATTGTGGCCAATGTGAGCGTCAAAAGAGACACCTAACGCTTCCGACAGTAATTCAGGGATAGATTCTCTTCCCTTATCTTTGTCTTGTCCATCATGAATAGAAATGGAT